TCTTAAACACCAAGAAGGTCTACAGTTTTTGTCGGATATGCCCGACAATTCTGTAGATCTAATCTTGACAGACCCGCCTTATATCACATCGCGTGATTCAGGTATGGACAAGTGGGTCGATCATGTAGCGAAGCAAGACGCGGCCGGGGCTGAGAACCTGCGCTCTGTTAAGCAGTGGCGCGCCCTTAAAACACTACGCGAGTGGGTTGACTTTCTAAAAAATGATCGGTCACTGTACAATTATGATGAGGAAGGTAATCCAACCAGCTTGATTACTGGCGCACCAAAACGAAAACTAAAGAAATATAAAGCTGACTATCTTAAATATGGCAGCATCTACGGTAAAAAGTATGCTGTTAAGACCAACTACGGTGATTGGGACTCACAGTTCACTATGGAGCAGCTTGAGCTTTTCACTAAGCACTTCTATCGTATTCTTCGTCCTGGTGGCACGTGCATCATATTCTTTGATTTGTGGAAGATTACTAATCTTAAGGACATGCTTGAGGGCGAGAAGTTTAAACAAATCAGGCTTATCGAATGGATCAAGACAAACCCGCAACCAATCAACAGCAAAGTAAATTACCTTACAAATTGCAGAGAGATTGCGCTGCTGGGTATCAAGAAGTCTAAGCCAACATTCAACAGCAAATACGATAAGGGTATATACGAATACCCACTGCAGGGTGGTAAGTTTCGATTCCACCCGACACAAAAGAGTTTGCCTTTATTTGAGGACTTGATTAAGAAACACTCGAACAAAGGAGACTTAGTGCTGGACTGCTTTGCAGGTTCAGGAACCACAGCAATCGCTGCAAGAAACACAGAACGTGATTTTATTGGTTGCGAGATGGATGAAACATATTATATTAAATCTATAGAGAGGATTAAAAATGGATAAACAAACACAAAAGACAATGTTCAGTTCGAAGACAGGAAACTGGGCAACCCCACAAGAGTTTTTTGATAAGCTCAACTGGCGTTTCGGGCCATTTAATCTAGACCCGTGTGCCAGCACGCACAACACCAAGTGTGCCAATTTTTATACTGAAGCCGAGAACGGCTTGGAAAAGAACTGGGAAGGATTTACTTGTTTTGTTAACCCTCCATATGGAAGAGGTATTGACAAGTGGATTGAGAAGGCTTATAATGAAGCTAAAAAACCTGACACAAAGGTCGTTATGCTTATCCCAGCGAGAACTGATACAAAGTATTGGCACAGATATGTTATGAAGGCTTCCGAGATTCATTTTGTTAAGGGTCGTCTCAAGTTTGGAGACAGCAGCAACTCTGCCCCATTCCCCTCTGCTGTGGTTGTATTTGACGGTGGCGAAGAACTCTGGAGAGTAGAAGGAATTAATCGATGACTGAAGAAATTTTACAATCTGCTATTATGCGGCTGAGATCAAAGGCAACTGAACGGTTTGCAATCATCAAGGATTTGTATCACAGGCCTGCCACCACTGAAACAGTAGATTTGATTGTACAACATTCTGTTGCTTTGGCGCAGCTTGAGGGAGCAATGATTACTCTACAGCAATATTCGGCAGTTTTAGGTAAGCAAACCGAAGCTGAAGCAGAGTCAAATGCACCAGAAGAACCAACAGAGGTTGAAGTTGAAGAAGAAGAGGAGCCAGAAATTTCTGACCATGATAAGTTGATGGAAAAGTCTCCGACTTATCGAGAGTCGATTAAGAAAAAGAAGATGCTCAAGAAAGGTAAGAAGAAAGATGAATCGTAAACAAAGACGCGCACTAAATAAGCTAACTAAAAAAGACAATGCTCAGGCTATTGAAGATAAGGTTAGTCAATTTCAAAACCTACCTGATATGTGTCTTACTTGTCAAAAGCCGTTTGACAAAAAGGACAAGAAAATGGTTACAACTTGGAGCGTAGTTGTCAAGAGCGAAAACACTGTAAGGCTTTATTGTCCTGATTGCTGGAACACTGCCAATAAGATTATAAATGAATGGAGAAAGGAGATAGAAAATGTCGGTGAGTAGAATTTCAAAAGAATCAATTAATAAAATGATAAAAGGAGATGTTACGGTTGACGATGATACACTATGTGTGGTAAAGTTTTATTCTAATAGTTGCCACTTGTGTCACGCGCTGAGCAAGTATTATATTGACATCTCTGATTCGTATGATGATGTGCTGTTCTTTGCTTATAACGTTGATGATGACGAAGAGATTTCCGAAAGACTTAAGTTGAACGGTGTACCTTCAATCACTTCGTTTAAGATTCGCAGAGGCAAGAGAGCAAAGATAAACAATCTTAACGATCCCGATGAGCCTAATGAGAAAACTTGGTTTACTACAAGACAAATTAAAAACTTTATCAACAAGGAAAAGTAATGGATACAAATAACTTTAGAAAGGGACTTTCATATGATGACGTACTCTTGGTTCCAAAATATTCTGATATCAAGTCAAGAAGCGAAATCGATATTTCCGTTGATTTGGGTAAGACATTACAACTAGAATTTCCTATCTTGGCTTCTCCAATGGATACGATTTCTGAAACACAGATGGCCATTGCGCTTGATAAGGTTGGTGGTGCGGCTGTTATTCACAGGTACAACTCTATTGATGAACAGGCAGAAATTATTGCAAAGGCCGTTAAGAAACTTAAGGACAACGTTGGTGCAGCAGTTGGCATTACCGGCGACTATCTTGAAAGAGCCACCGCTGCTTTCAATGCAGGAGCAACATTTATCTGTGTTGATGTAGCGCACGGTCATCATGTTATGATGAAGACTGCACTACAAAGACTTAGAGTGATGTTGGGCAGTGATTACCACATTATGGCAGGCAACGTTGCTACGCTTCAGGCAGTTAACGACCTTGCAGACTGGGGTGCAGATTCTGTCAGATGTAATATCGGAGGCGGCTCTATTTGTTCGACACGTATTCAAACAGGGCACGGCGTCCCTGGGTTACAGACTATCATAGATTGCGCCCAAACTGACAGAGATGTTAAAATCATTGCTGATGGTGGAATCAAAAACTCTGGGGACATCGTAAAGGCAATCGCTGCGGGCGCAGACGCAGTAATGTGCGGCTCACTATTCGCAGCCACCAAGGAATCGCCCGGCGAGATTATTACTGACAATAGAGGAAACAAGTGGAAAACATACAGAGGTATGGCCAGCAAGGAAGCTCAAGTTGATTGGAAGGGTAAATATTCTTCATTCGAGGGTGTATCAACTCGTGTGCCATATCGCGGAGAGATGAATGAAATATTAGACAACCTTGAGAGAGGCATTCGCTCTGGTTATTCATACTCTGGCGCAAGAAGTGCCGCAGAGCTACAGGCAAAGGCCGACATCATGGTTCAAACATCTGCTGGCCAACACGAAAGCAATACGCATATTAATCAGAGGTCTTGGTAGTATGGATAAAGAGCAGGATATTGATTACGGAAAATTAAACAAAAGAATTGTTTTTACTGAAAATGACCATCGTCACGTTCAGATGTTAATGAAACTAAAAACTCTGGGCCTCACGCAGTCCAAGTTTTTTAGATATATAATCAGCGGCCTTATAACAGATGACCCGCGCATCTATGAGTTCTTGGATGATGTCAGTGACGTTGCTCTTAAGAAAAAGCGAAAAAGTAAGAAGCTCAGAGAGCAAGGACAAGAAACACTAAACGATTTTGGTTTGAACAATAGCGAGGTCGAGAACATATTTGATATGATTGCTGAGGAGTTCCCAACGTTATGAAAAACTCCGATGGATTATTACAATGCTCTAGAGATTGTATGCAAAAAAGCACAGCCTGCAATGTTTCTGATTGCAGACACTGGATAGATTATCCAACCGAATTCAATTGCTGTCTTGTTTCTGTTTATGAAAATGGTCCGATGACCCTTAGACAGGTGGCTGAGCGTATTCACCTTTCATTTGCCAGGATTAAGCAGATAGAAACCAAGGCACTCAATAAAATCAAAAAGCGTATCGGCAGCTTCGATTCTTATTTTTAATGCCGTTATTACAACATATAACTACTTATTTTTGAGTTTCTTTAAATAGAAAAGGAGATTTTTTAAAATGGCTCGTAAAACACTTTTAAACGAATCCGAGATTCGTAAATTTTTAAAGCTCGCTAACATCGGTACTGTTGGTGAGGACAAGATCCAGGAATACGGCGCAGGCATGCCCGGTGACCGCGACGTTGAAATGGAGATGGGGGATGCCCCAGAAGAATTAGAGGTCGCTGTTAGCGACGAACCGGGAGACGCACCTGAAGGCGCTGAACTTGATATTGACGCGGACGATGCAGATTTAGATATGGATGACGATGGTGCAAGTGACTTAGACGTTTCAGACAGAGAAGAGATTATGGCTGACGTTGTTGCTGCTGTTGCAAAGGCGCTCGGCATTGAAGATCGAGTCGAAGTTGAAGCAGGCGAGGAAGATGCAATGGGTGACATGGGTCTCGGTGACGAGCCTCCTGGCCCGGAAGCACCGCTGGATGCCCCCGAAGGAGGTGAGGATTCACTTGATTTGGCACCGGCTGACCTTGGCGGAGATGATGAAGAAGAAGATGAAGAAGAGCCAATGATGGAAGATGAAGAAGTTGAACTTTCTGAAGAAGACATCGTTTCTGAGGTTGCACGTAGAGTCGCGGCACGTCTTCAAGAAGAGAACTCTAAGGAGAAGCTTGTCGATGAGCTTGCCGAAAGAATTCTCAACAGACTCACAAAATAACTTGACAATTTAATTACGAGCAATTATAATAACCACTGGAGCTATATACTCTAGTGGTTATTTTTTA